ATCTTCTGTGTGATTCTTGCAGAAAGGGATGAACAAACGATTAAGCCCCGGGAGTTTGTCCCTTTCTTGTTTCAAAAGACAAACTTGAGGTTATATTACTGCTATGCAACAAAAATCTAAAAAATTAAAAGAGTCAAGTGCTGTCATTCATGCAAAATGTTTGTACAACCATGAAATAAACACAATTCTTGAAAACGAACAGTGTATGGGCATCAAACAGACATCTTGTGAAATTTGTAATGGTGTTATTAAGTGCATAGATCGTTATTGGTCACAGTTCAAAGTTAAAGATCCAATTGGGTTTAAAGGGTTACTTGAATTAGAAAGGTTCTCTAACCATGCATAGCATACTTTTACCTGTCGACCATGGAAACCATTGGTCAACCAATTAAGTCAACACGTGCCTAAGGATCGTATTGGTTTTTATGGACTCGTAGACAAAGGAGACATATAGTGATAGAACAAAAGACAATTACAACTTTATGTCCTTTGTTTCCGTTTAGAAGAATGACACAAATGAGTAATCATTCAATTGAACCACAGGAGGTTTCAAATGGCTGATGTACCAGTAGTTTCAACAAAGATTTCTGCAATAAAAGGTGTCGAAGTTATAGTTCAAATTGTGATGGGTTACTTTATCACTTGGGTGTCTGTCAAATGTGCTGCCAAGTTTGGATTACCATTAGACCTTACTGCACAGAACCAAATTGTCCTGACAGCAACAATTCTTATTTCTGGTATTTTGAATGGTGCCTATAACTGGATAACACATCGCTTCGTTTTTCTTGATATAGGTAAAAAAATATTAAAACCATGAAAAAATGGACAATTACATCAGGACCAACTATCAACCTAGATAGTATTCAAGCAAAGATTCACCCTGAAATTGCAAATACTTGTTGTTTAGTTGCAATGCCTGAAAAAATTTCAGCTGTTGTTTCGACTAAGGGTAGAACATTTTCAACCCTACCTGCTTGTCTGATGTCTATTGCAAATCAGACATACAAGCCCACTGAATTATTAATTTATGACGATAATGAAACTTTTAAAAACCCAACATTTGAACCGCTTTTAAAAGCAATTCTTGATTATTTAATGTTGCAGGGCATCAGTTGGAAATGGGACCCTGGACGTAAAGGTGGTCAAGTTCTAAACCATATTTCATCCTGTGCCCAAGCTGTCAACAATTGGATTTGGCGTCTTGATGATGACACTATTGCAGTTGAAACATGTCTTGAAAAACTTGTTGCTAACATTGATGTCAAGACTGGTGCTGTTGGTGGTTTAGTATTACCCCAAGGTCAATTCGCTGTTTCGTCATTAGCGTCAAATAAGATCGAAGACATTTATTTAGGACTTAATGCACAGTGGTTCTTGTCATCTAAACCTGCTTACGAAGTAGACCACTTGCATTGTTCATTTATTTATAGAAAAGACTTAGCACGATACTGTTTCGATTTAAGCACTGTTGGGCACAGAGAAGAAACCCTGTTGACATATGACATCAAGATGCAGGGCTATAAAGTCATTCTTGATCCTGCTGCTAAAACATGGCATTTTAGAAACCCAGTTGGTGGCATTAGAACTAATTCAAAGATCGAAGACTTTAACCATGATGAAAAAATATTTGCTGACAAATTAAAAGAATGGGATGTCAAGTTTAATGACTACCAAATTGTTGTTTTAGACAATGGGATCGGGGACCATTATGCTTTCAAGTATTGGCTACCACAGTATTTCGAAAAGCACAAGAACAAGAAACACATGTTCTTTGTCTGTTACCCAGAAATATTTAAAGACTATCCAGATATTAGACTTGGATCTATTGCAGAAGCCCATAACATGTTTGGTGACAACCTCGACAAGTTCAACATCTACTTTTTCATGGACACACAGAAATGGGACAAAAGTCTTGCATGGGCTTATAAAAAGTTTCTAAATATATCTGGTGGTGAAATAAAAACAGAAGCAAAACTGGGTACTGGTTCAGACATTATCATTAGCCCTTGGTCACAACCTGCTAAAAATTACCCTTGGTGGCCAGAACTAATAAAGCTTTTAAAACCATTGGGTTATAAGTTAGTTCAAATTGGCAAGAATGGCGAACAACAACTTGATGTCGATCTGATTCTATTCGACAAGTCGTTTAATGAATTAGAAACAAGAATTAGCAATTGTAGGACTTTTATTAGCGTTGACAATTTCTTACAACATCTTGTGAACTGTATGCCAGAATCAATAAAGGGTGTTGTGTTATGGGGTGAATCAAATCCCAAGTTATTTGGTTTGCCATATAACCTGAATATAGTTAAAGACGAAAAGCTATTTAGACAGGACCAATTTGGGATCTGGCCAGGTAGAATTAGAAACGATATAGTGTTCGAATCACCCGATGTTGTTTTTGAAAAAATTAAAGGTTTGTTGTGACAAGAAGACTACGTCGTTGGTTTAATAAGCAGTGGCGGATCAACCAGTTTTGGACTGTCAACTTGTTCTTGGGGTTTGTGATCATCCTTATGTTGCTGCTCATAATCTAACCCTGCTATCGTTTTTCTCCTTATCGTAATTTTCCCAAAACTTTTTTAATATAAATAGACATGGAAACAATGCAAGGAACTCTGATTAGTCCAGATAGTGTTCAAGCAAAAAATCATCCTGAGATTGCAAATACAAGTTGCTTTGTAGTTGTCCATCAAAGTGGGAGCAATGCTGATGCAAGAAAAGTTTGGATACAAGCAAATGGGCCTATACCTATAGACCCCCATTCAAAAACAGGTAGGCATATGTATGTTTGTCATAAGTGTGACAACATCTATGGCCCTTGTGTGAATCTTGACCATATTTTTTTAGGGACATGTAAAGACAACATGATTGATTGTTCTGTTAAGAAAAGATTTCAAATTCAAAACATGAGTCATGAAGACAATGTTAAACGTGTAAAAAAATGCTGGGAGACAATCAGAGAAAATATAAAAAATGGTAAGCAATATCATATTGGTTTGACATCTGAACAAGCAAAAAACATTTGGAAAGCAAGAAGAAAAAACGGAACAGACCATGTTACTTACCATCATACTTTAGAACAATCAAAAAACATTTGGAAAGCAAGAAGAAAAAACGGAACTTATAACAAACCTGAAGCTTTTAAATTAATGTGGGAAACAAGAAGAGAAAAGTATGGCCCAAGTGGTAAATCATAATTCTTTTCTTTTATATTTTATCCGAAAAGAATTGCTATTTTTTTTTACCCAGATTATTCTTTCTTTATCATTAGTACATTTCTTATTCATTTCAATCATTTGTTTTTTTCTTTTCCATACATAACGATACCTACTGTTGCCAATTCGTGTGTATCTCGTGTTATGCTCGTCACATCGTAATTATTCACCTATAAGGTATTTAAGTCCTACCTATTCAGTGTGCTTAGCCATGGTTTAGTTTAACTTCTATTCGATCAAGTTGACTGATAGTTCGTTCGAGCACTTCGTTGACAGCCTTCAGATTGTCAAGTACTTGCTCGGGTGGTTTAATGGTTTTCAGAGCATCTATAATTTGAGCAGCAGTTTTTACAACAATTCCAGTTTTGTCATGGACTTGCATGGGCAATAGGATGTTTCCGAGTACAGTGAAATCAAGGGTTTGACCTGATGCTGTCGGATGAATATAAAAGCTGGTATTGCCTTGGTCATCTGTGGTTGACACCAAGACATGCTGAGTGCCGTTAGTTAAAAGATAGTCTTGGAGTGTTTTCACTGTTTGCCCCCATTTACAAAACGCCAACGTAACTTGTCAAGTTCATTTTCTACGTGTGTGTTAGTTATGTTCTGTTGAATATTCGTACAGTTCTGCCCGTCCCATTTTTCATCATTTTTACCAACCCATTTGCCAATCAGAATAGCACTTGTAATTATGCTAATAAGACTTGCTATAGAAATGCAATCCCTAAGAATTTCATGGGGCGATAAGCGTCTACGTTCTGGCATACTTAGTCAATTCTATAGTCATAATAACCAGTGTGGTTGATTATAATATTTGACGGTGCACTTGTAAGATATTTTTCATAGATCTGACCTGTCGTGTTTGTTGTAAGATCTGTCTGAAAAACTATAGAACCAGAAGCAGGTAAAACAAAAGACCTGCCATCGTTAGAATGACCAGCAACAACATCATCAGGTATAACACCGTCCCTTAAGCACAAAGTTGCTGTCGAAGCATTTGTCACAGTTACTGTGCAATGTGCTTTGACCATAATGTTAATTGGTACAACAAGTGTCTTAGCAGTCCAAGCAACATCTGCTGTACCAGCATAATCAGCAATGTCTGAACCAAACAAGTGGTCACCAGCAGCCTGATATAGACTTCTGATGTAGCCGCCACCACCGCCAGTTGACATTCTTATCGTACCTATGCGTCTATAATAGACGAAACCAGCAGCAACAACATTGGTGTCTGCCATTAGTGCTGCTGCAATATATGAACCATCAAAACCATAATCAACTGTACCGTCTACTTTTGAAATAGCAAACACATAATAAAAATTTGCTGCACCAAGTGAATTGCCAAGTGCCATACCACCATAGCCTGTGCCCTGTCCCCAATATGCAAAACCTGTCAATGCAGGTGTTATCATTGCTTTCAAGAATATACTTGTTGAATTAATGACATGGGTCCTATAAGAATCCAAGCAAGCACCAGGGCTTATTGAAAGACAGTCATAATTGCCTGCACCAAGTGACGGGCAAGCAGTAAGTGACTTGACATAATTAAACCCTTGCACAGAATCTTGAAACAATGGACTTAGTGTAGTATTTGCAAAAGGTAATAGACCAGTGACCTGTGACGTCAAAATAATTTTACTTGAATGACCATCAGCATCAGCACCGTCATGAACATGGCCGCCACCAGTTGAATAGACTGTATTGCAAAAATCAGCAGTAAGTGGTGAACCGTCTACAAATGTTGTTTTTGGCATTTTAATCTCCTTACGTATAAATAAAAATTATTTGAGCCCAAGCAGGACTTGCTTTTGTGACAATTAATTCCCAGACTGGTCTATCGTCTACAGCGATCATACTTGAACTAATTTCCCAAACCCAAATATGTCCAATTGTAAAGACTGCATGCGGCAATAGACTTTCTGGCGGATATGTGCTTGATGCTAAAATGAACATGTCGCTGACGCCTTCGTGAATTGTCACATCAGTATATCCTAAAGAAACACCAAGTTGAACAAAGAATGCTGGGCTCATTTTGCCATTCTTGTTGACTAATGCTTGTTCAGCAGCTAAGACTTCTGCTTGACTATTGACATTAAACATTTTTTCAAAGAACGGTTCGCTGTAGTCTGCTGTTGCTGTGTCTGGGAACAGGTTGTCTAATAGTTCGTCAACCTGGTAATACACTTGGTCTAAATACTTGCCGTCTATTCTCATATCATCGTCTTGGGCACCCTGAAGGTCTTTGATCGGAAATATTTTTTTCAGGGCATAATAATGTAATGGTAAAGTTGAACCACCCCAAGCATTACCGTCGTCACCGCCCCAAGATCCAGATCCCCATAATGATAATGTTGTCATTCTAAAAAGTCCTTTACCTTAATTATGACCTTTGGACTTGACTGTGCAACAGATGCACTTAATGTCTGGTTGACAAAGAATTCTAAAGAATAATACTGTAAATTTGTTGCTGACAGAACACTTGGGTCAAATTCCCAAGTTATAATTACTTGATTTTCAGAATTAACAAGCCATGTTGCATGCAAACAAGTAGGATGACCAGTCCATAAGTCTGAACCCTGTCTGATCCACAAATATTCATCTGTTGTTGGCGGAACAACTATAAAAACTTGTTCAGTTAGACTTGTCACACTTGTCAATGGGGGCAAGTTTATAGTGATCATTCCATAAGCAACATCGTCAGACTGAACTTCGACCATTGGTGGTCTGCTATTTGGGACCATTTGGCCATTGAACATCTGGTAATTAATTGGGTTTACTAAGCTCATTTGTTTACCTGTTGTTAAGTAAGAATGGAAAGAAATTTCCTGTTGCTACTGGTGCTGGTGTGTAAGTAACAATAGCATAAAGATAATCTTGATAAACTTGATATGTTGAACCACCACTTGTTGTCGAAAAGAACATTGACACTGCATTGAATTCATCCCAAGTCCAAGCAGCACTTGTAAATGGATTTGTTGCCCATGCATTAGAGTATGTTGCAAAAGAATTAGACCCTGAACCTAAAGAAGCACTGTTATATGCATTTGCATGTGTTAGAATTTGCATATAGCAAGAAGCCCAGTATGAAGTTGAAGTTCTTTTTGCTGAAGCATAAAAAGTAATACTTGTTATTGTTCCAGGATTACCAGATTGTTGTTCTAATCCCATTCGGACAAAAACATTATTTCCTATGACAGTGCAATATGATGCACCTCCGCCTGCAGCAGCTAAGTCAGAAACAAACACAGCAGGAGTAGTGCTACCGTCACTTGCTTTATAATTATCACTTGCATAAACAAATGATGCTGCTACAAAAGTCTTAGTTGCCATCTTAACCTGCTCCTGTTGCTGTTGCTACACAAGCCCAAGTATCTGTCGCATCATTATAAATGCAACCGACATATGTGTAAGACCCCACAACAGTTATTATTGGTAAAGTTATTCCTATTGCTTTATAAATTGCATTCCATGCAAGGGTTCTGGCACCACCATTATCATAAACTCGTATTACAAGTTTTTGTCCATCAGATGGACTACCAGTAGGGGCACCAAACGTTGCTGTTTCTGCAAGTGCTGATAGATAATAAAGATCTGTTGTTGAAACATCAGGTGTTGGTGTTGCTGAACTTGCTGTTCCGTTTACTCGTGTTGCTGAACTTCCTGAGTAACCACTTGTACCGACACCAGAATATCCCGATTTACCAGAATATCCAGACGTTCCTGAATATCCTGAAGTTCCTGAATATCCAGACGTTCCATTTGTTCCTGAATATCCTGATTTGCCAGATGTTCCTGAATATCCAGACGTTCCTGAATATCCAGACGTTCCATTTGTTCCTGAATATCCAGATGTTCCTGAATATCCTGAATTACCAGAATATCCAGATGTTCCTGAATATCCTGAATTACCAGAATATCCAGATGTTCCTGAATATCCAGACGTTCCATTTGTTCCTGAAATTCCAGAATAACCTGAAGATCCATTAGTTCCAGAATAACCTGAAGATCCATTAGTTCCAGAATAACCTGAAATACCAGAATATCCAGATGTGCCATTTGTTCCTGAAATACCTGAATACCCAGAAATTCCATTAATACCAGATTGTCCAGAGTAACCTGATGTTCCTATTCCTGATGCGCCTGAATATCCTGATTCTCCATTTGCTCCATTAGTTCCAGAAATTCCTGAATATCCTGAAGATCCATTTGTTCCGTTTATTCCAGAAATTCCAGAATAACCTGAATTACCATTTGTTCCAGAAATTCCAGAGTAACCTGATTGACCATTTGTTCCTGAATAACCTGAAATACCAGAATATCCAGACGTTCCATTTGTTCCATCAATTCCTGAATATCCACTTATTCCACTGTAACCTGATTTTCCTGAATAACCAGATTCTCCATTAGTTCCATTTATTCCTGAAATTCCAGAATAACCAGAATTCCCATTTGTTCCATCAGTTCCACTATAGCCTGATTTTCCTGAATAACCAGAAATTCCAGAAGTTCCACTATAGCCTGAATCTCCATTAATTCCATTTGTGCCACTAATACCAGAATATCCTGAAATTCCACTATATCCTGATTGACCAGAATAACCAGATTCTCCAGAATAACCACTTAGTCCTGAATAACCAGATTGACCTGAATATCCACTTGTACCTGATTGTCCTGAATAGCCTGAAATTCCTGAATATCCACTAATACCTGATTCTCCACTATAGCCTGAAATTCCTGAATAACCACTTTCACCACTATAACCAGATTGACCTGAATATCCAGATTGTCCAGAATCACCAGAATATCCAGAATTACCTGAATAACCACTAATTCCGCTGTATCCTGAATATCCTGATTGTCCAGAAATACCTGAATAACCAGATTCTCCAGAATATCCAGAAATACCTGAATAACCAGATTCTCCAGAATATCCAGAAATACCTGAATAACCAGATTCTCCAGAATATCCAGAAATACCTGATTCACCTGAATAACCAGAATAACCTGAAATTCCTGAATAACCAGAAATACCTGAATAACCAGAAATACCTGAATAACCTGAAATTCCTGAATAACCAGAAATACCTGATTCTCCACTGTATCCTGATGTTCCTGAATACCCAGAAATTCCAGAATAACCTGAAAAACCTGAATACCCAGAAATTCCTGATTCACCTGAATAACCTGATTCACCTGAATATCCTGAAGTTCCTGAATACCCAGAAATTCCTGATTCACCTGATTGACCAGAATAACCAGATTGTCCTGAATATCCACTTATTCCAGAATAGCCTGAATATCCTGATTCTCCAGAATAACCACTTTCACCACTATATCCTGAATAACCTGAAATTCCAGAATATCCAGACTGTCCAGAATAACCTGAAGTTCCAGATTCTCCAGAATATCCAGATTCACCGCTATAACCTGATTGACCTGAATATCCAGATTGTCCTGAATATCCACTTGTACCTGATTGACCTGAATAACCTGAAATTCCAGAATATCCAGACTGTCCAGAATAACCTGAAGTTCCATTTATTCCTGAATATCCTGATTGACCTGAATAACCACTTATTCCACTGTAACCTGATGTGCTATTTCCTGATTGCCCTGAATATCCAGATTGACCATCTATTCCTGAATACCCTGAATACCCTGAATATCCAGATTTTCCTGAATATCCTGAAGTTCCTGAATAGCCAGAAATTCCACTGTTGCCTGATTGACCTGAATAACCTGACTGGCCATTAATTCCTGAAATACCACTATAACCAGATTGCCCAGAATATCCAGATTGACCTGAATACCCAGATGTTCCATTTATTCCTGAATATCCTGAAAAACCAGAATATCCACTAATTCCACTGTATCCAGAAGTTCCTAATGCACCTGAATACCCACTTGTTCCTGAATACCCAGATTGACCTGAATAACCACTTATTCCACTGTATCCAGATTTTCCACTATATCCAGATTGACCTGAATATCCAGAAATTCCTGAATATCCAGAAAATCCAACAATACCTGCAATTGCTATTTGACAATCATAAAGTGTTAGTGTATGAGTTGGAGTGCTATAGATGCTAAACGTTATTGCATCATTTACTGCTAATGATACTACACCTGTCAATGAAGCATTGACTCTATATTGTCCTGGAGTTCCAGCAACAGTAGACACTCCTGCAACCATATCTGGTTGTTGTGTGCCATTCAGCATAAGTGCAATTGAACTATATGTGTTTGCTGCACTTGATGTATAACTAAATGTGGCATTTATTTTATAAACACCTGCAAGAGTACAAGTAATTGTAGTTCCATTATTAGTGAAACCATTCAACAATCCTGATCTCCAGAAACTTCCCAATGCATGTGGACTGGCATCAATAGTAACAGTGACTGGTGCACCTCCGTCAACATATGCTGACATATAACCCATACCAGCAATAGAACCTGAGAAACCAGAAATTCCTGAATATCCACTTATACCACTGTAACCTGATTTGCCTGAGTAACCACTTTGTCCTGAATATCCAGAAAAACCAACAATACCAGAAATTCCAGAATAACCAGATTCCCCAGAATATCCTGATTGACCAACAGAACCTATTGATCCTGAATAACCCGATTGTCCTGAATAACCTGATTGACCAGTAGTTCCTGTTGATCCAGAATAACCTGATTGTCCAGAATAACCCGAAACACCAGTTCCTGATTGACCAGAATAACCTGATTGTCCTACGATCCCAGTAAAAGTCATCATAGAATACATGAAAGTAACATCATTAGTAGAATTTGCTTGAACTCTGAAATCTATTGTGTCATTTACTGCTAAATCAAGTAAACCTGTTAATGAAATTTCTTGTTGTTGATTAACAATTGAATAGATTTCTGATACTTTAAGATTTGTCCCTTGTGCATTATTTTGAAAAACTTTAACAGCAATTAGAGAATTTCGTGTTTCGGCAAAACAAGGAAAATCAGCATTAATCAGATATGTCCCAGGGGTTATGCAGGTAAATGTAGTACCATCACAAGTAAATCCATTTAAGACTGTTCCAACCCAAATGGGCATTTTTACAAATGCTCCTGAAACTCCTGTAATACTTGTACTATCAAAAGAAGTAGCCCAAGCATATCCTGCACCATCAACGTGACCTGAAAAACCTGAAATTCCTGATTGACCAGAATATCCAGACTGTCCTGCACCACCTGCTTGTCCTGAAATTCCTGAATAACCTGATTTACCAGAATAACCTGAAGTTCCAGAATATCCTGATGCTGCTGCAATACCGTTTAGTCCAGAATAACCTGATTGTCCGACACCAGAATATCCAGAAATTCCATTTGTTCCTGAATATCCACTAAGTCCATTGCTACCAGAATATCCAGAATTTCCATTTATTCCAGAATATCCTGATTGTCCTGAATAACCTGACCCACCAGAATATCCAGAAATTCCCGAATAGCCTGACCCACCCGGAACTTCACCCGACATTCCTGAATATCCAGATTGTCCTGCACCACCTGCTTGTCCTGAAATTCCTGAATACCCTGAATATCCAGATTTTCCTGAATATCCTGAAGTTCCTGAATATCCACTAAACCCTTGCATACCTGTTAATAGTGTGGGCCATTCGCTTGAATCAGCATTTTCTTTTGTTGCAAGTTCAACTTGTGCCCCTGTAGTTGACACAAACAAGACAAAACCGTAATTAGAAATTGCTCCTGTGAACATTTGGTGTAGAATTGACACACCATAAGCATTCAAATAGCATGAAAATTGTGGTGTTGCTGTCGTAGTAATTGAACCACAAAGTGTGGGATCATAATCTGTACCTGAACCTAAAGCACCAGCAGTGTTCCATGTATTTGTTCCATCATATTTATTCCATGTGGCGCCTGTTCCACCAGACTCATTCCAGTTTTGCAAACAACGATAAATAGATATTGTCACTGGACTTGTATATGTCGACAGGCGATATAAACTAAGATAAGCATTAGTTACATCAACAGATGGTGTTGCAAATTTCAATAATCCTGTTATATATGGGTCTTCAATAAAAAAACTTGTTTGTGTTCCATAATTTGTATTAGGAAATGTTGAACGTAACCAAGTGTCAGCTGTGTCATTCCATGTTGCTTGTCCATTAGTGCCTGAAAAACCTGAATAACCTGATTGACCTGAATATCCAGATTTACCACTGAACCCTGATTTGCCAGAAAAACCTGAATATCCAGATTGTCCATCATTTCCTGAATAACCTGATTGACCTGCTCCTGAATAACCTGATTGACCTGCTCCTGAATAACCAGAAATTCCAGAATATCCAGATTGACCTGAATACCCTGAAATTCCAGAATAACCAGAACGTCCATCAATACCCGAATAACCTGATTGACCATCAATGCCTGAAATTCCAGAATAACCAGATCGACCTGATTGACCATCAATACCTGAAATTCCAGAATCGCCTGAATATCCAGAATGCCCTAATGTTCCTGAAATTCCGCTATACCCTGATTGACCTGAATACCCACTTGTTCCTGAATATCCTGAAAATGACGCCATGCCATTTAGTCCAGAATACCCAGATTGACCTGAATATCCGCTATCACCTTTTGCTATTGAAACCCCAGAATAACCAGAACTTGAACTTGTATAGCCAATGTCGTCTATTGTATGAATGATAATTTTAGGACTTGACTGTGGAATTGTTGCATTGTTTGCTTCATTAACAAAGAATTCAATAGACCAATAAAGGTCGTTGTGCTGTTCGTTGACACCGATTACTTGCGGATTGAATTGCCAATGAATTAGCCAATAGTCAGTTGCCAGTTGTTCATATGAAAAAGCAATTGGTGTATATAGTGCTTGTAATTCAGGTAAGCATCTGGACCATCTGTCTTCTGTTGATGTCGGTTTTGTCAAATGAAAACAAGAAACAGTTAAAGTCGAAACAGTAGTTATTGGCAAGTCTAATTCAACAGTACCAAAAGCCATGCCATCAGTTTGAATGTCAATAATTGGCAACTTGTCCTTAGGGACTATTTGACCAAAAAAAGTATATTTAATTGGGTTTGTAAGCGACATTTTGTTTGTCCATTCTGTCTATTTCGTCTTTTAGCTTTTGCACTGTATCTTCTATTTCAATTTCTTCAGGACCTTCCATCTGTTCAAAGAAATTAATTGCTGTTGTCCAACTATCTGGTCTGTTGCCCTTTGTCATTTCAAAGCCAGCAATTAGATTCTCAAAATCGCTTTTTGAAAAATTAATGAATTGAATTGTATCAGCGATCTTTTGAACAGCATTCATGTGCTTGATAACTTGTAGATATGAAGCACATTTCTGAACATGTTTAGCAAATTCATTCAAGCATGTGTAAATAATTTCAAGTTCAATGTTTCTAAGACGTGTGTTGACTCTGATTGCTCTTCCATCAGCAAGTCTCTGATTGATTGTCGCTACCTGTTCAGGCTTTGATAAAGCGATTCTGTACATTCGCATGATATCTGTTGCCCTCATGATTTAAGATTGTATTTGTGTCAAGATAGACAGTTATTAAGTTTCTTCTTGCATTCAAACAGAAAAAGACATCTTCACCCACCGTCAGGGCCCTGTTGCCACATTTAAGAACAGAACACCAATACCATGGGTATTCCATTGCTTCAAGTGCTTCACGTTTGCATAATAGAAAACCAGCACCTGTCCAATCAACTTCAAGAATACCAACGTCTAAAGCAGGCACATAGTCCATGATTTTGCCTTCGTCATTGCACCATCCTGCTACAAAACGTTCTGGTTTGTCTTTAGGACGATAACAACCAGAAATAATGCCCTTGTCTGCTGCTAAAAGCTTTTCAATGTCCCATGAACTAAAAGCAACGTCATGGTCTATAAACAGCCAGTGAGTAAATTTTGGATTTAGTTTCTGCTTGATTGCTTGATTTTCAGCTGATTCTTTAATCAGCATGTTTCTGTTTTCAGCAATATATGTTGACTGACAAATAGATGTTGAAAAATCAAAGGTGCGATTCTTGTCTATTTTCAATGCTTCGATTGACGACTTAGACATAGACTCATCCCAAGTCATCTGATCATATACAGGACAACATATTTTTACTGTGTTCATTTTATTTTTATTGTTCCTGTGTCATTCCAAAGCATACCAGCATCTAAAGTACTTGACGAAGTTGGTAGCCCAGGAAGAGAAAATCTGCTTGTGTTAATGGTGTATATTGAATTTACAGTAGCACTAATTGTGTTTGACCGTATTTCCATGCCTGAATTACTCATTTTATAATAATAAGACGAACCTGAACTAAGTTGAATTTCAGTGCTGTCAATATAGACTTCGTAATTACCTGCTTGAAGTGACATTCTGTTGCCACCACCCGAACCTGCATTAAGTAATAAAAGTGATCCAGTTCCACCAGCAGTTGAAATTAAAATTTCATTTGTGTTTCCAGTTGCTAACAAAGTAATAGAATTTGCTGTCAAGTTTGCTGATACAGCACCATTTGAAAGTGTTGTTGCAGTAGCACTCATTGTCATGTTATTTATTGTGCCACTTTTTATGTCAATATTGCTTGATTCTACACTAAAATTATCAGCAAGTACTGACACTTTGTCACTTGTACCGTCTAATGTTATGTAAGTGTCATTTGCAGCTATGATGCCAATGCTGTCAGCAAGTCTGATGTTCACTGTATCACTTGCAAGTCTTACATACGAATCAGTGCCTGATGCTTGAACTTTAATTGAATTACTATTACCAACTGCTGACAATGTCATTGTATTTTGACTGCCACCTGAATTAGCAGAGTCTAATACAACAGACAAGTTCGATATTCCTGCTAATAGACTTACATTGCCACCAGCATACCAAGTACTTGCAAGCATAATGGTTCCGTCTTGTCCTGCTAACACAGTAATGTCACCACCATTTGTTGTTGTACTTTGAATTGTAATTGCACCTGCAACATCAGTAATGTCACTTGCTACATATGTTGCACCGTTACTTACTGGCACATAGCCAGATCCTACAACAGCACTTCCTGTACCTGAATAACCAGATTTTCCTGAATAACCAGATGTTCCATTTCCGCCAGCAACGCCTGAATAGCCAGAGGTTCCCTGTGAACCTACGCCTGAATAACCAGAATGACCTGAATAACCAGATGTTCCAGTTGCACCGGCAACACCTGAATAACCAGATTTACCTGAAATACCTGAAACACTGCTGCCAGAAATTCCAGTTAGATTACCTGAACCGTCAGTTGTGACGATTGAATTCGTAGGTATGCTGGGCACATTGACTTGGGTCCCATTAATAACTATTTGGGGTCCCGATGTAATGCCGTCGAGATGGTTGTGGATATGCTCGTTGTTAACGTATTTGGTCCCTGCAGGTGGCAATACATCAGTCATGTCTTCTAATGTCGTATTGATTTCATGCCAAGGATCTTCGCCAATATCTGGGATTTGATAACCGTTGTTCGTGTACATAGTTTCTCCTTAAAAATGAATACTTGGGCTTCCTGCCAAGACTATTGTCTGATAATTACTTGGGACCAAGTCGTCTACTGGTGTGTTGACTGTTGCATTAATTGCCCCGTCATTAACACAAATGGCACCCAGTTTTGCAAGATATAGAATTTGTCCAGGGACTAATGTTTCCATGAAAGCTGTAATGTCAGCAGATATAGTATTAAGTTGATTTAATGATAATGTTGAAGGGGTTACTGTAATGTCAATTCCTGTTGACAGTTCACTTGTTGGTTGTACTGTTGTTCCTGCTGCTGTGACTGGTCTTACAGTTTCAATATATGCCTGAATTGCATTTAGTAAAGTGGTCATTCCTGCACCAGCCAAAAATGCTGCTTTATCGCCAGCATCAAGTGTGTTTCCGACTGTGTCTGGATTGACAACAATAGAAACATACCCTGGTTGTGTAGGTGTTAATGTTGACATTGGTGTTATTACTGAAACTGTTTCAGCATGGTACAACGGTGTTGTTGCAGGAACTATGGTATGTGTTCCAGTTCCCTGTGTCCCTAAAGGAACAACACTGCCACCAGAACTTGCTGATACTGTTATGTGTGTAGCATCTACATAATTCACATAATAATTTGTTGCCAAACTTAAGCCAGATGGTAAAGTTCCTGCTGTTACAAAAGTTACTATGTTCGGAAATATAGCAGAGTCCTGCACCCAAGTCTCAGTTGTTGTAATTTGATTTGTTGCTGTATTGACTGCTGCTGGGACAAAGTCTTCTTGTGCGTTTATTGTGCTTGTTACAGACAGTGCCCAAGTCTGATAGTCATTTGCTGTCCCGCCTTCTGGGGGTGTCTGTAAGTAATTTAGAATTCTTGCTGCATAAACACTGTCAGTTTCGTCTGTTTGTCTTGCAATACCATAAACAGAACCCCAATGGTTTAGACTGTCAGTGTCAGCAGTATCTGGGAACACTTGTTTAGCAGTATAGTCTTGGTACCTGTAAAGTCCCCATAACATTGAAGCTAAACAAGCAGCCTTTATATAGACCATTGTACCTTCACTTGTGTCTGGTGTTGGGTCAAGGTTGCTATAATCCGTCAAGATGTTTTCCATTAGTGTGTCGAAATCAGTTAAAAAGCTTGCCATATATTCTCCTTAGACTGTGATCGTTTTACTGGGGCCACCAACTGCAAAATATTGCTGGTAATTAGTTATATAGCCATTTGCCTGGGTTACTGAAACTTTGACATCAAGTCTGGTCATGTCTGTCAGATCTTGTTCTACTAAAACGTTTGTTGCAGTTGCTGAACCTGCTAAGACTAACCATTTCAAAGCCGAAACAATGTTTTGTTGAAATTTCAGAATGTTGCTTGCTGTTATTTTTGTAATTGGTTCTAAGCCAAAGTTAGGGTCCTGAAATAAAGAACCCTTTTTTACATTCAATGACAACCAAATATTTGTTTTCAAATCAGAACTTGATGTTAAGTTCAAGTTACCTAAGCCTGTTGTTTGATCTTGTGATATTTGAAATTTCATGATGCCTCAAGTGTTTCTGTTGTTCCACCAGTCAAAGGTGCAACCCAAGCCGTACATCCAGCACTTGCTAAAGCTGTCGCATTTGCTGTGAACCAAGCATTTAAAGTGTCTGAATACGTCTTTGTGACAAGTTTCTGTGCTAATGCTGAACCGTCATCTATTGTTACAGTCCCTGCTGAATTGTCTAAAGTAATGAAGCAACCTTCTGTTTCTATAGTCAACTTGTTTTCTTGTGTGTCCAGTGTAATTGCTTGTTTGTCCCCAATATAAATGGTAAGTAGACTTCCGTCATCCCCTGGGTGCAAATAAACTGTTGGACCAGTAGCATCTGATGCTGTGTAAACAAGAACATCACGTTCAAATAATTCACCAAAAGCAGAATTATGCAAATTTTCAGCAATGCTATAGTTGTTGTTACCATCTTGTAATGTTACCAGATCAGTGTCTTTTGGCGGTATAGATCTGAAACCATAGTGCTGAAACAGTTTGCCAGTAAGTCCTTCACCCACCCTGCCTACAGACTGGTGTGAAAGAAACGTTGTTGAATTACTTACAAGTTTCTTTAATGATGCCCTAATAATTTCAAGCATGATACACCACTTTACCTGGGAATTTTTCAAATTTCTTAGGATAAGGTATAGTTGCATTTGAGATCATACGTGAAACAAAGTTCGGACTATAAAGTTCTAATTCTGTTGTCTGTCCTGCTTGCTTAGAACCTTTATAAGTGACAGCACAAACAAGTAAATTCGTATTGCTTAACTGGTTGACTGTGTCATTTACAAGTGCTGCATGGTTAAAGAAATAAGGTATAGTACTGCCTTTTGGACAATGACCAGAAACAGTATATTTGAACCCATAAAGTTTTCTGTTTTGTGTCATGAATTCGTTATTAATCAACCTTACATTTTCTTTTTCCCAAATTGTTTCATCTAAAACATTAAGTGTTGTATTCTTGAATTTCATGACACCATCATAAGAATCAGGATTATTAGGAACTGTTTTTTCTGAAATTAATGTACTTTTCGCTGTTGTTGTCTCAAATTCATCAGATTCACTACATTGTCCAGTGAATCTTAAGAAATAATAATATTCACTTATGTCTTGTGTAAAAGATGCTGAAATGACATTGTTGTCAGCAGATGTTGCTTTTAGTTTTCCTATGAAACTGTTTTTGTCAACAGTATAGCCGCTTGTTGATTCAATTGCTTGTGTTGGCAATAAACTTGTAATCGGATATGGTGGTTCATTAGAAAGCTTGCAGTTGACATCATAAGAAATCATTGAATTTGACTGGATGCAATGAATGATAATTGCATTTGTCCCTGGTACATTATACAGATACATACCAAGACCATTTAATAGTTGTGAAAAGAACTGGAACATAGACTGACCATGGCCTGTCTTTATTGACTTGACTTGATATTTTGCAACAGGATCACCTTTTGCATCTTTAGCATTATCGGCCCAAATTGGAAAATTCACGACAGGAAGTTGTAAGGGTGTTGCAAATGGTTCCCCTAATGGTACACTTCCAGTAGGCTTGCTGATTGCATGTGACCCAATTTCTCTGCTTGAAAAATAGACACCATTTACTATTTCCCTAATTGGCATTTGTGGCAACCCAGAAGTGTCTTGAAACAATTTTGTTAAAGAATTTGCTTTTTCAGGTGTTCCTGGGTATGTTTGTGGTTGCATAATATAGTTGTCAATCAAGACTTGCATCATGTCCCTGCCAACGATCTTTTGACTTAATTCACCTTTAGAATATTCCCTTGTTACTTTATCTAAAAATCCAAGCATCATGGGCTTGCCATTTATTTTCCATGTGAATTGAACTTTATTTACTGACAAGTCTATTGTAATGTCATGTTGAATGTCAGCAGTAAAACTACCAGCGCCCTGAAACATGTCATAGTTTATTTCATAACTATTTACCTGAATAGGGTTGTTGTCAAGTAGCAATTCTACTTTTTCAAGAGGCATATACTTTCACATTTCCTGAAACAAAATTTGGGCACTTGATCTGAGGGTTCAGTTGCAAAACCCTTTCTGCTGCATTATAATTTAGACCAAGCGATGTTACTAAGACGTGCATTGGCATGTCACTGATTTGAACTGTCTTGACTGTCAGTGCGCTTAATTTAATTGAATTCGTATATTCAGTAAGTTCTTTTGCCATTACTTTTAGTTGCTTGACATCATTATTGTTTGCCCTATTAGCAACTATTGCTTGTTGAATTAGTGATCTTGTATTGAATAAAGCATTTTCAATGTCATTCAAAGACATAACTATAGTAATTGGTGCAACATTTATTCTGCGTCCCTTTACATCAAAACTTGACCTACGTTCTTGTGTTTTTTGCACAGCCCTGTTGTTTTCATCTGTCTGAAATGTTAGACCAGTTTGCCAAGCAACAGAACCTGCTGAAATCGTTAGAAATTTTACTTTAAACCAACTGTCATAAGTTGTAATTGTCGGCAATGACTGGTAAAGGTTCACAACACCTAAAGTTACATTATTCATAAACGTTGTTGGACTATTGCTTAAAGCTGAAAGTGAACCAATTATTCTATTGCAACAAGAATTTATAGAACCAAGAATTCTGCTTGGCACATCATTGACGAAATTGACAGCATTTGTAATTGTATTAAAGGGTTCTTCGATTGTGTTTAGTAATGTGTCACACTGGTTCAAGAAACTGTCTGTTGTTTTTAGAAAGTCTCTAACAGGTCCTGTAATATTATTGAACTGGTCAACTAATTTTTGTGCACCATTAATTGCTTTACCAAGAATGCTACCCATACCCATAGATGCAAGATCAGAATTCATAGCATCAATTTGTGCATTAAGCAAGTCAATTTGTTGCATGTTCATTGCAATATCAATTGCTGCTTGATCAGAAATGAAACCTATTGTCTGAATTGCATCTTGTATGAAATCAACATCTATGGCACAATAGTCTTGTGTGTCATCATGGGTAATTGTCAAAGACCTGCAATAACCGTCTATTTCGCCATATTTAGGATGAATTAATTTGTGTGTTCTTGAATTGTCTGTCATTGATTCTATAAAGTCAAAATGGTTAGCATATGTAGGGTCTATATATTCTGTTGCAAAATTAATAGCATGTGCAAAGAAATAAGCCCTAAATTTTACAGTGTGTGCATGTAACCCTTGTGGATCAAGTTGTGCGCCATCTGTGTTCATGAATTCATGTGTGGCTATTGCTGCGTCAACAGTGTCAGAAATATCTAAAATGTTTAATAAGAAATTGTCAAGTCTTGCTTCAAAAAGTTGCATTTTATGTCCTTAATGAACTTGTGCATAGTCAACAGGTGTTCCTTGCTGACCTTTTCCTGAAACTTTTGCTATATGCTTAACTGTCAATAGTTTCTTTGCATCATCAGTTACGTCAAATGTAAAATTATACCTATTAGGGTCTGTAAGTCCTTTGTTCAAGTCAGCAGTTCTTGCTTGTTCTGATAGTTGTCTATTCATTGACTGTTCATGGGCGTATACTGCTGCAACAACCATTCCTGTAACAGGCAAAAGAATACTTGAAATTCCGCTAACACCCAAACTTGCAATCCAAGCTTTGCCTGCAGTACCAAGAGCACCTGCGCCACCAGCAGCTTTTCCAGGTAAACCCCCAGGGCCACCAAAACCGCTACCTGGCATATTCACTACATAGACTTGCTGGATACCACCTGCACTAACACCACCCTTGCCTTTTTTACTAAAAGCACTATAAACAGCTTCACCCATTTTAAATATTTTCCAAGCAGCAAATGCAATACCAATGTCTACTACAACAGCTTTAAGACCTGCAAGATTAACCTTTGCTTCTGAAATCCAGTTCTTTAATTCACCATTTGTTGAAATTTTTGTAATCCAGTTAGAGAGATCTTGTATTGGACCAGAAAGTTGTGTGTCAGCAATACTTAACCATGTTGCATGTAGTCTTTCCATTGCTGCTGAAAATGTTTTTGCATTGCCTGTGTTTATTTCTTGATTCTTACTTGCTTTTTCTAATGACTTATTGAACCCTTCAGCATCCACGATCAAGGGCTGAAGTGACTGAACTGCATTTCTACCAAACATTTTTACTAATGCCCTTGTGCCACCCTTTTTAAGAACCATACCCATAGCTTCAGTTAATGATGTTGCACCAGTAATACCAATTGATGCAAGTTCTTTTTTTGTATATTTGTGCATTGTTCTATATGCCAGCATTACTGATCTTGGTGAACCAGAAAATTGTGCTTCAGCCATCATTGTGTTGACATTTTTTAATTCGCCTGATTTGACATAGACACTTGCTGCTTTTAATAGACTACCTGCTTGTGGTAAAAATTCTTTTGCTTCCATTCTTGCACCTTTAGTTTCACCAAAGGCGTAAATGAATTTCATAGCTGATTCAAATTTGTCAGGTGTCATTTCTCTGCTTAATTCACCAAATGCTCTGCCTATTTCAGATACTGGTGCTCCTGTTGCCTGTGCATATTTAGCCATGAAAGCAAGTTCTTTATTTACAAATTGCATATTGTGTGAACCTTCATATGCAGACTTTGAAAGTTCTGTTATGCTACTTGTACTTACACCAGTTTCAATTCCGACATCAAGAATTTTCTGTTTGAATGCAAGCATTTGTGCTGTTGTCATGTCTGTATCAGTTGCAAGTCTTCTTACACTATCGTCAAAGGCTGCAACGTCTTTAATTGTCTTATAAATTGCAGCACCTGTAACAAGACCACCCAATAAAGAAAACTTACCTGTAAGCATGTTCTTTGTTGACTGAAATTCACTTTTAACTGCATTGTTGAATTTCTTAAAACTGGCTTGTGAATGTGCTAAACCAGCATCTAATTCACCATACATCAGTTTTATTTTTAGGCCAATTTCATTTTCAGCCATCTTGTTTCCTTAATACTGTAACTCTGTTTGGATTTTCTTTTTGATCTTTTACTGCAGATTCGAGACCTAATAAGACTAACCATTGTCCTGAGGTAAGGGCAGTGGCTGGTTTGCCAAAGTATGCACAAGCTTTTTCAGCATGTTCGTACTGAAATTGCTCGAATAGATCGAGTCTGCATTTTTTTTTACGTCAGAAACTACTCGATCGAACTCATCGTCCGATAGTGTTTCCGACCGGGGACTTACATCTTTTTCAAATGTAAGGTATTCATCAATGAGAACTTCTTTCTCATCCTTAGTTAAGGCCTTTCGAAATTCAGTAATGTTCTTAGCAATTGGTTGTTCCATGTCAGCAGGGTCCCTAAGTGCTAAGAACAAGATCTGTGTCGCTTTTTCTTGGTCCCAGTCATCTGCATTAACCATGTTGACAGTAATTTTTTCTGTCTGAAACAAGCGATCAGTATTAAAAGTGGCCAGTTGCAATTCATGTTGACTAAGAATTTGCAAGGCCACCTTTTGAGTCGTCCCAGGAAAGTTTACTAACTTGACACTGTCTTTGCCAAGTTTTAATTTCTGAAGTAGATCAGACATGCATTATGCCCCTGTTGAACCGTTTCTTGTTTCACAGACAAATGCAATGACCCTTGTCAGTTCATTTTCACCATCTGCTTTTGCATCACCAACATCTTCAGTGTGAACACCACCAAAACGAACTTGTTCACCTGAATCATAGTCAATGACCAGTGTTCCAGCAGTGACAGAGTCAAAGTCAAATTCTGGTGTCGTTCTTGGAACAACATATTCAACATCAACTGTAAAACGTTGTGTTAGTTCAGCAGCACCTGTCTTGTACATCAGTGGGACTGCTTTCCTGAGCTTTCTTGATTTTTCTGTGACAGCCTTGAAATCAGTGATGTCTGTTCCATTCACTGATAACATTGCCCTTGTAATGTATAAAGCCATACTTAGTCCTTTCTCGAATTAAAACGTGTTATGTAGGGCATGCTTAAATGTCCTACCTTATAGTTTCTATATACCCAATATTAAGTTAAACACAGCCCCTATTACGTGTAACCCAGAAACAATATTTGTCGGAATGGCAATGTCTACACGTGTTGTGTCGCTTAAGTCCTGTTCAACAAGCACACCAGATTCATATGTCGAAACATTCTGAACTATTTCAGCCTGTTGTAAGACATACAGAACATCAAGAACTTCAGCCCTAATAAGCTTTACTGTTCTTGCATTCAGTTTTGACCTTTGAAACACGTTCGTAATTCTTGTTCTTACCTGTGTTCTGACATAGTCAAGTGTTCTAAGCGTATTGATATCAAGCAATGTGGGATCAGGCACACCAGAACTGTTTAGTGTGTATGTTGAAATTGCCCTTACAATAGCAACCTGTTCACCAGGAATTACTGCAAGAGGTGCAACACCATTCTGCAACATGCTTTCTTTCTGTGCCCATGTGAACCTGTCAGCAACGTTTGGGGCAGAAATATTTGCAATTGGTAAACCGTCATAAGGGACAACAGGATCTGCAGTAGAAGCAAGCATAGCAGCATAACCTGCAGCACCTTTATATGATTCAGTTCTTGACAAATTGCCAGTTGCATAACTGATGAAACCACCAGTCATTCTACCTTCATTCAATGCAGCAGTTGTCTGTTCGAACCCTGAAAGTCCAGAATAACCAGACACACCAGAATAATTATTGTTGCCTGCAAAGACACAGATGCAACCTCGCTGTTCAACAGGATTTGATGCAAATGCAAGCATGGTCTTTATTTTACCAAGGTTTGTTGCATCATTCAGTGTTGAAATGAAAATAGTATAGCCTCCAGCAACAACAGATGCAAGAACTGTTCCAGCTGTTCCGTATGCACCAACATCGGGGTCTGTTGAACCAGCAGCCATAGTAACTACTGTAAGTACTGCATCAGATGTGGTAACTGCAGAAATAACTGTTTTGTTTCCTAATGTTCCAGCATTTCTTGCTGTGAAATTAATAACAGCAGATGAAAGAATGTATGTGACTGGCAGATAAATTGCTACTTGGTCAAGTGCCAGTTTCAAATTACTTGCAATGTTGTTTGCTGTATCAGTTAAAGCAACACCTGTTGAAACCATCACATCACCAATCCAAAGATTGATTTGTCCTGCAGTGTATGTTGCTGCAGTTGTGACTGTAATTGAACCAGCAGCTTTTGTTGAACCTGAATCAGCAACACCTACAACTGAAAGATTAATGTAGGGATTTGATTGTAAAGCTGCCCTTGCGGATAAATGTGCAATAGAACCAGTCCCAAAGAACAGTGCAGCATCAGCATCACTGAAAACTTTAGTTGGCGTTTTAGCAGCTACAGTACCAGTTGAAAGCATCTGTGCTATAAGGCACAATGAATCAGACGATGGTGTTAGTCCAGGCAGGGCATTATTCGTATTTTCTTGTCCATAGAAACCAGGGACCCTTGTGTTAGGTATTTGACTTGTCGTAATGTTTGGTGAACTCATTTTCGTCTCCTTTTGTTATTTCAACGAAACTTATGTAAGATCTATAACATCGCCGCCCTGTGGCGGTTCAGCATTGGCATCTTCTGGTTCTAATGTGAATTCTGTCACAATAGTTTTCAAGTCTAAAGAATTTGGGTACATATCTTCTTTTGTAACGTTCCATGCTGTCCAGAACCTTAGTTCGTATAGTTGATAACCAGCTTTTGCCAGTTTCATAGTCGTTATGTTGTTAAAACCTAAAGGGTATAAAGGTGTTTCTAATTCTAAACCAAAGTCTTGCATACTTAAGTAATTAGAAATACCTTCTATAAGGTCGTATATTTGTTGCTTTCTTTGTGCATCGCCAACTGGACCAGCTTTCAACCATTGAATGACAAGCAATAGACTAATAGTTGTTACGTATTTCCAAGTGTACATTGTAACTTTTTTAGCAGATGCGTTGTTGAACGTAATGTTTGCTGCAGGTCTTGTCAAGTTCAATGTACCGTCTATCAAGTCTTTGAATGCAATTTCACGGACATCAAGCCCACGGTCTTTTAGACGATCTAAAATTGCTGCTTGTAATTTTCCCATTATCATACTAAGTAATTATTCCAGTTGTTTTGTCCTTGACTTACAGAACCCAACATACTTGGTGTTCCTGATGGCAGAACTGGTGTGTCAGTAAATAACTTTTGTGCTGGTGTCTTGTTTGTTGCAAAGAACACTGGTTCATCTGTTGCTTCAAAGGGGTTTATTTTCCCCTTCTGAATGCCTATTAGAACATTGTTCGTGTCCTTCCAGTCTTCCTTAATTGGATCTGGTAAAGTAACCAATAAGGAACGTTTGAATAGGAAATAAACACTTAGTCTGATTGCTAAGTCAACAATAAGAACAGGAATAGTCCCTGGTATTGGCGTAGGGTATCTGCCCTTTAAATAACCATCGATATAGTCGCTTGCCTTTAGAATTGCAGCATCAAGTTTTTCATCATCAATATCGTCTGTATCAGCGTCATCAGTTAGCTGTTTAAGGTATATTTCTGGTATAGCATTCTTTAGATCTGATTTGTCGCAATAACTTGACATGGTTTTCCTTTGTTAAAAACAAGGGGGCCGAGGCCATCAACCCCCTTGTTTCTTACGCAATGGCTAATTAAGCTGTATACGTCTGTTTCCAGAGGTACCCAACATCAGTAGACACTGGTGCAATGTCAACCCATTCTGCAACTTCATAAACACTATGATGCAACCACTCTTCACGATACGTCATCATCCTTCTCCATGTTTGTCCATCGTAAGCAACACGGTACTGATAACCAGGCGAAACCTGTTTAAGACCAGCAGCTGCAGGACGATAGTACAAGAAAGCATGACCAGAAGCATTCGGATCCCAAATGTACTTCATTGTCGTGACCGTGTTGCCCTTCGTTTCTTTGTCTGCAGTATAAACAGCCTTACCAATGATGACTTCATCAAGTCCAAGCAGAGATGCTAAGAGCTGTTCAGTCATGATGCCAGTCTGTGTATACTTGATCCTGTCAAACACACCACCCAAAGCAACTGCATTTGCTTTGATTTTCTGAAATGTTGTGTAATCAAGCATTAAGACATTGGGCAGGATACCTGTCTTGCTAAGGATTGCTGCCTTTGCTGTTTCAATGTCAAAGATGATTGTGTTTGTCGTGTCTGCTGCAGCCCATTTTCCAGTTCCACCAGATGGGGCTGTTCCACCAGATGCACCATCAGCCCAAGTGATTGCGCCATACTTGTCACTTGCACCATAGATGGTTTCAGCAACAAGCTTTTCTCTGAAACGATCGATCTTGTCAGAGATCATAAGAATCGTGTCTGAAATCGGCTGAACTGGCAGATTGCCAGGTTGGTTCGAAGCAAAGAACAATTCATCTGACACAACGCCAGCAGCAGCAATTTCTCTGGGATCTAAATTCTGTGTCTGGACTGTCATGTCAATACGCTTTGCAGTTGTGTTTTCTGCACGATAAAGGTCTTCGCCAAGTGCGAACCAGGGATGCTTATCGTATTTCGTGATCTTGGTCTGATAATTTAGACCGTTGATGAGCGGGAAAATACTGTCAGCAATGTAACTTGCATTGCGATACAGTATGCTTACATTCTGGAGTGCTCCACGAACCAGAATACTTGTCATAGCAGGAAAAGACATAATAACTCCTTGTTGTTTGTGAAAAGACTATTGGCTGGAGCCTACATAGTCTTTATATTATGTTCCTGAATATCCAGAAGTTCCTGAATATCCAGAAGTTCCTGAATATCCAGAAGTTCCTGAATATCCAGAAGTTCCATTTACACCTGAAATACCAGAATAACCAGAAATACCAGACACACCAAGCATATTGTCAACAAAACGCATTGCAACAATATCGCCTGCTGCTATTGAATTCTCCAACTGAACGCCCCTTGCATACTGCCCAGTTCCACTTGCTGCTGTTGCAACACCAGAACCGCTTGACATCAGCAACTGACCAGCAGTATAAACACCGTTCACAACGATCTTAGTGATACCAGTATAAGAAATAGCAGCTGGCATCTGTGCACCAGGAGCGTTTTCAAGAACACCTTCAGGATTGACGCTTGCTGTGCATGGTTCTACCTGTGGAAAATTTGCGTTTGTGCTGGTATCCAGTTTCATGAAAATAGGTCCTGGATAATTTGTACCAGACAAGTCATTCGTTGACAAGTAACTGGTAGCTTCATAACGTGATTGAAAAGCCATGTTTTACTCCTTAGTTTGTGTCCTGATAATTGTTTGTTACTTGACAGGCGTCATTGACGCTTCCATATAACTTGACACTTTATCAGGGTTTGTTTGAAAAATTCTATTTAAAGCCTCATGGTATTGCAACTTGGGTTCAGCCTTCATCAGCTTTTGAATTTCAACTTCTACAAATTCAGCGGCCGGCTGGTTTGCAGGAGCTGTGCCCTTTAGAAGTTCTTTATCAAGTTCAACAACAACTGGCATAGCACTTAAGTAATTCTTAAAGTCTTCAACATAGTCGTGAACTTCAACTTTAACTTTGTGTTCAGCGAAGTTCTTTGTTTCCATATCGAACATGAACTGTCGGGCTTCAAGTGTCTTAACATTCTGGTCTACATCAACAGGTTTCATCCTGCCTTCAGATACCAGCTTTTCACAGAATTCTTTGAAATTGCCCATAGCAGTTTCCTTTTGTTTAGTTTCTTGTTCACCTTTCAGTTTTTCATTTTCTGTTCTAAGTTTTGAAATTTCGTCTTTCAAAGAGCTTATTTCTTCAGAAAGCTTCGTGTTTTCATCTTTGTCTTTTTTTACTTCATCAACAGGAATTTCTTTTGTTCCGCCTGTGCCAACAACATCAGCTTCAGCGAAATTACCAGACTTTGTTGCTGCAAGTGTAAGGTTTGCATGTGCACCAGAAAGATGTTCATGAACTTTTGCCATGTCTTTTGCTCCTATGGCTTCTTGTGCAGCTTTTAATGCATCAGCAGCACCCTGAAGGTGTTCATTAGGCGCTTTAGTCTTTTCTTCCTTTTCTTTGTGGTCAAGTGTTTTGTCGTCTGTGTTTTCTTCAGCATGGTCCATATGACCACAGTGTGCAGCAGTAAGACCTGCATGTGCTGCTGTCATGTGATAATTAGCAAGTCTGGCAAATTCATGTGCAATAGTTTCTTTGCCGTCATCCTTCGTTTTCTTGTCGCCTTTCTCTGCTTTTGTTGCTTCAAGATGGTCACCTAATTTTGTGACATATTCTTTAGCATATTTCAAGTGATCCAGGTGACTTATATTCATGTCAGCTGGTATTACATCTTTCTTCTCAGCCATACTGGCTCCTTCCGGGTATTTGTCACCGATTGTCTTGAACGTATCGACATCCTGTGACTGTAGTTGTTTACTTGTTCCTTCTTTGAATTCAGTTACGTCTATTTTGAAAAGATTGAATAAGCGTTTGAAAAAATGATTTTCTTGTTTTAGTTCATTTAAGTCAGTCATGTCTTCTCCGAATTCGTAAGTGTTATAGGGCTTTTCATCTTGAAACTTGAATGGGCCAAGTCCCTTGACAGCAGGAACTGCACCACCAAGAAAACCAAGATGTCTGATATTCAAGTCTGGATATAGACTAATTGAACGTGTCTTATATAGCCCTTTCTTAAGGGCGTCAACAAATTCAGGTTGTAGTTGACTGAGGTGAACGAATAATTTACCAGCAGCAGATTTAGCTTTGTCGATCCAGCCATAAGCAGGGCTATCGTCTTTAGGATGCCCTAATACTACAGGGGCTATATGATGTTCAGGGTTCTTGGGATCTGCAGATTTGTTGTATTGTTGTGCTATGTTGTCTATGTCTTCTGGTTCCCATTTGTGTGCAACACCATCTGAATCTGTTTGTGTGCCTGACTTGAAAGCAGTGACCCACATGCCTGTTTCGTCTTCTTGACCTTCTGTGTAAATTGGTTCGTCACGTTTCATTTTCATTTCACCAGCAAGATCTGCTTTAATGTCTTTAGGGGGCAAGTCAGTAAGTGTTCTGTCAGCAGATATACCAACACCCATAGCGGCTGTCAATTCGCTTGATTTTACTGGATATTCAGCATGTTCTGCAAAGTTTAGTGTAACCAAGTTTGTTTTGCTTTCGTTGTATGCAGATGGTAAAGCACGTTGTAGTCCACCGACTGGTTCCTTTACTTTATATGGCCCTACTGATGTACCATAAGTAATGCCTGTGGGATCTTTCTGTTCTTTTAGGTCAGAACCTGAGTCTAAAGAATGCTTGTCATCAGACATTGGGACTTGTTTTCGTTTAGTTTCAATATCAGTCAGACTTGACTTAGGGTCTTGAACTATGGGCCTGGGCATTGCTAAGTTTCTAAGCCCAAGACTGTCAGTTGTTGCATTATATGTAACATCATGAATAGGGTCAGACTTGCTTTCAGCAAAGTCTTTTGCTGCTTCAATGTAAGAAATAGAACATCTGCAATTTATGTTTTCTTCTGGTAATGAACCTTCACCAGGTTCAGACATTGTGTCGTCTCCTACTTCAAAGTCTTGGTCAAGCGGAATACCGTCTTGATACTTGTCTTCTGCTTGTGTATGTGAGTCCCTTACATTAGCATCTTGTTGACTGACCCAGATCTTAAGTAAAGAAACGTCTGACTGTTCTGCGCCTTCTAAGTCCCCAGCATTGTTTAGTGCTGTGCTTTCTGTTGTGTTTATTAAACCCCTTTGGTCAAACAGTGAACTTTCAATTTCTTCTGCTAAGTTTTCTGGGTTAGCATCTAATACTGCTTGCACCCTGTCCCATGTTGTGTCTACAGTGTCAGAAAGCAGAGCAAGTCGAGATCCTATTAGTTCTTCTATGCCCTTTGACGGCAAGATTAAAAGCTTTTCTTTTAGTAGTCCTTCAGAATACAAGTCGTCAAGTCTTTCTTGTCCTGCTGAATGTGCTACAGTTCTAAGTGCTGGGTTTAGTTTTGCTGTCAGTTCTGCTTTGATGTGTGTCTTGTCTAAACCTGCTAATGAACCAGTTTTTACTACATGGTCTTTTATTGTGTCGAAGTGTTCTTTCAATGCTTTGTCAACTGGGGCATGGCGCTTAGATGCTGCTTCAATAAAGTTGAACCAGTCTTTACTTCTTGATTCTTTAGTTGATTGCTTATAGTTCATGATACAAAGTGCTTGGCTAAAATTTCTTCTATGTCTTGTAGTGTTGTTTCACGTACAAGAAAGAATGGTCTTGGTGGCATGAACTTAGTACCATTATTAAGAAAACCAGCATAGGGCATACCAGATTCAAAGTCGATCATAACGTCATTGTCTTCTTTAGTAATGTTGTAAAAGAAAGAATTGTAAAGTCCGCCTGAGTCTATAAGTAAGGGATGTCCGTCCCCTTCTTCTTGTCTTTCTGCCCATTCAAAGTCTACTGTATGGTCTTCAATTACAGCGTCTGATGCCCCTGCATCGTCAAATGTCTGATGTATGCCCTGTAAGATCAGTTTTGCTATTTCATTACTGGGCATGTAGTCAAGCTTATGCTTCAAGCCTTCAAGTTCAGCAACGAAAAGATGGTCATCGATTTCAAGTTGTAGCATCAGTCCCTCGTGTTCTTAGCATGTCCTGTCTTGTCTTGTCCCAAGCCAGAACCACTCTGTCCGTGTAGTTTTTCTAATGCGTCTGGTTCTGATGCCATGTTCTTGACTGGTGTTCTAACACAAATACCAGTTGCTGTCATGCCTGAATAAGTAACAAAGCTTTTATTACGTTCGAATTGTGAGTATAAGTGTGGGTTTCTTGCCATATAAGAAGAATATATATGATTCAGATCAAGTTTATAATTTCTTGCCTATTTACCCTATAAACACCCTAAATCGAGGCCAATTATGCCAAAATTGAACCAAGCAATTCTAAAACAGAAAGAACAGTGGCTACATGCCTTTAGTTTGAACTTTCATAACGTTGAAGACGCGTGCATCGTAGCCCAATGTGCCAGACGAACTTACTTGAACTGGTTGAAAAATGATGCCAAGTTCAAAGAAAGACAGCAAGAAATACTTGATGGCTATATTGACTTAGTCGAAAACGCTTTGATGAAAAAGGTTCAGACAGGTGATCTGAAAGCAATTATTTATTACTTAGACAACCAGGGTAAAGAACGTGGTTGGCAATCAAGTGAAAAAGTAACACATACTGGTTCTGTTGACGTACACATAAACAAGAATGTTATAGAATCAAAGGCGACGCCTGCCATAGGATAACCATAGGTGAATTTGTTTCTATATGACGTGCCTTATTCGTTTTAACCCTAAAAAGGTTCTAAATGCCCACTGCTAACATAAATTTGTCCTATACCCCAATGCAAAAAACAGTCTTTGAAGATCCCCATAGATATATTGTCTTTGCTAAAGGACGTAGATGCGGTGGCACATTTGGCGCTATACAGTATGTGATCGAGTGTCTATGTAATGGTCAACAAGTCTTATGGATAGACACCGTGCAAATTAACTTAGTTCTTTATTTTCAGAAATATTTTACGCCCTTGTTAATGCAAGTAAAACATGAATACTGGCACTGGTCAGAGTCTAAGAAACAGTTGAAACTGTTCAAGGGTGAACTGATAATGCGAAGTGCTGAAAAACCAGAAAACATCGAAGGTTTTGCTTACAACTTAATAGTAATTAATGAAGCAGGCATTATTTTCAAGTCTGATCCTTACCTTTGGTTCAATTCAATTAGGCCCATGGTCATTGACTATGCTTCGAAAGTGTTTTTTGTTGGTACCCCTAAAGGCAAGTTAAGCAAAGACGGTAAAGAGCACTTGTTCTATACGTTCTGGAAAAAGGGCTTAGAAGGCAGTCCTGATAGGGATCCTGATTGGATTTCATTAAAAGCAAGTTCTTATGATAACCCGCTATTACCAGTCGAAGAAATAGATGCAATGGCTGCTGATACACCTGCACAAATTAGACAACAAGAAGTCTATGCTGATTTTATAGATATTGGTATGTCTGAGATATTCAATGATGAATGGTGGAAGTATTGTTATGATGATGATACTTTGCCCAAGCCTTTTACTGTTCAACAGAAAATTATTAGTATTGATAGCGCTTTTAAAGAGGGCGAAACAAATGACTTTAGTGCTTTTACTGTATGGGAAAAGACGAACACACATTTCTACTGTTTAGATATGGTCATGGAACGACTTGATTTTCCTAAGTTACTACTTAAGACAGAAGAACTATATAACAAATGGAAGCCTGATGTTGTTGTCATTGAAGATAAAGCGTCTGGACAGTCTTTAATCCAGATGTTTCAACAGTCGACTATGCCAGTTTATGCTTTTAAAGTTGACAGGGATAAAGTTTCAAGAGCAACAGCAATTACACCATTGATTGAACAGGGCAAAGTGATCTTAAGAAAAGCACCATGGAACAAGACACTGACTAACCAGTGTAGTTTATTTCCCCAGGGGGAACATGATGATGTGGTTGACAGTCTGTCAATGGCTTTGTTATATATGGGGGGCAGTGCTTCTTGGAATGGCGTTCGTCCTGTTATTTCAAAGTCTGTTGCCAAGATGCCACAAGAACTTAGAACGTTTGATGAACCGTTTTATCAGATTACTAAAGGGCGTGCAAGAGAACGTGTCACAAAGGATTTTTGGTAAACATAAAGGAGTTGATCATGGGTAGGTACAACAAGTTTTATCCGATGCCCCGTAGAACAAGCATGGCTTTACAGTCTGGGGGTTCAGTTTCATTCTATGAGCCAGACCAGCTTTTAAGTGAAAACTTGAACACGAAACAAATGCTTGGAACTGAAATTGCTATTCGTGAAACAGCATGGAATTACTACCGTGTTCTTGGTTACTTGCCCAACCCATCAGAAACACTTAGAAAACTTGGCAAAGACATTGCTGAATACAAGTACTTGATGGAAGACAGTCATGTTGTCGGTTGCATGAATTCAAGAAAAGCTGGAACTTTGTCTTTGAAATGGACATTAGACCAGAATAATGCTGACAAGAAAATGTATGA